ACGTGCTTTGCGATCATGTGCAGGAATGGATTTTTACCAGCAAACTTTTTGATCGATGTATGGATCGCCTTATAGCGAGCCGCTTGCTTCTTGTCGATCTTTTTCTTTGTGGCGTTCTCTACTCCACGCTTTTGTCTGAGTGCTGCTTGAGCCGCTCGCATTTCAATTCCAAGCGCCCTCAATTCTGCTTTGCCTTGTGCAGTTTCTTTCTTCTCAGCAGCAGCCGCCCAACGTGTACGAGCACTCTTTAATGCTGCTTCAATGTGTGATGCTGCCATGCCTTCAAAATAAGAAGCGAACTGAGAAGTAGTCGGAACCACCGGGCGACCCTTGATGTCACGTTCGACTCTCGGTTTCGGATCAGATTCGTTTAATGCAATCTTGATCTCGCCCCAAAAATTTGCTGATTCTTGCAGACGAATAGCTTCAATCAAGTCTGCTGCTTTGGCGTACAGAACAGCTTCAAATGTTTCTTCGACCTCGACAGCTTCATGGACTTTGTTTACTGCACCATTTGCCTGTCGAATTGCCGAACCGTCGTCGCCGGTTTTGGACAGAACACTATTAGCTACCGCAACCCAAATTTTCTTTTTGTGGTCGGATAGTCCCTTATAGTGCTTGTCTACGTCGGCTTCGGTCCAGGGCATGTTATTTCTGTAGGTTCTTCTGATCCTGCTTCAACTTCAATTTGTCTTGCATGACTTTCAGAGCAGCCGCTTTTTGTGTCGAGTTAGGCTTCTTCTGTTCGTCTTGAATTTTCTTTTGCATTGCCGAAATCTGCTGAGTCTTCATTTGCTGACCCTTTGCAGAAGATGGTGACTCAGCAATGAGACCGGCAGCGATCTCTTTCTTTGCTTCGGCCAATTTGACCTTCAGCTTCTTACGAATCAATTCTTCGATGGCGCTCATGTTACCTCTTGCCAAACTTCTGGTCACGAACTGTCTTCATCTGACGGTTGGCCATTTTATCGAGACCTTTCTTCATGTCTCGAACGTCTTGACGAGGATTGCCCTTTTCGCCTTCGGCCATTTTCTTCGCCGGATTTGGTCCCTTGTCGAGGCATGACTTACAAACCCCGGCTTTGTTGCACCATACACCTTCTTTTCCGCAACTACCGCAATCCGAGTGTTGGTTAAAATCTTCGTCCTCGTCCATACCATGAGAGGCCAATGCTCCTGCGGCTGTACCCATGCCCGATCCTGGCTCACGGTTATTGCGCTTTACGTAATCTTTCGGCCACGGCATACGAACGTTGTTATCCCAATCCTTTCTCTTCTGGCTCTTTTCGCCTTTGGATTGTGGAGACTTGTCGCCTGCTCTGCGATGTTCTTGGTGAGGGGCTTCGGAAAGGTCACCAAACATTTCGACAGCGACCTGTTTACGTGCCTCAGCGATTGCAGCGACAGTCTTTGCACGAAGAGCCTTAGTGATGGCTTCCGTTGCCGACGTTGCGTTCTTCTTTTGGATGTCTTCAATCAATGTCTTCATGGGTTTCCTCTTAATATTTCCCTGTGTGTAGAGCTTTCACTCCTTGTGCCTGTTGAGCGCAGTGTGCCTTGTGTCTCTTGGCAAGCTGCGAAATGTACTTCACTGCTCTACGCTTTTGCTTCGGAGATTTTTCATGATCGTTCAAAATCTCTCTGCGACGATGCTTCAACATCGAAAAGTGTTTGTTGCGAGAATGCATGATCTGACGAAGGTCATTCTTTGCGCCCTTCAATTTTCGGTGTAGACCAGGATCGCCGGAACTCTTCTGAATCATCGGGTCAAGAACTTCAGTGATGAACTTGCGGTCGGCGTCGTTGTCTTCCTTGAAACCAAAGTTCTCATTCTTTGCGAACGGATTCTTTGCTTTCTTGCTTGGTGCTAGAACAACTTCGTCATCATCGGAATCGTCTTCGTCATCATAAGGATCATCATCGTCCTCATCATCTGAATCGTCGTCTTCATCGTCATCCTCGTCCGAATCTCCATCGTCCTCATCAGGAACATCCGATACATCATCAGAATCATCGTCGCCGCCAAACTGATCGTCATCGTCGTCATCTTCGTCGTCGTCATCTCCGATTTCTAGGTCGGGGTCGCCGTCTTCGTCATCTTGATCGTCAGGATCTTCGTCGTCCGGGATACCGTCACCGTCTGGATCGTCGTCAGAACTGAAGTCGTTCGGGCTTACAGAGTACGCATCTTCGTCGTTGAACGGATCGTCATCATCTCCGTCCTCATCATCGTCTTCGTTTTCTGCTTCGCCATCACCTTGTTCGTCGTCCACGTTTCCGTCGCCATCTTGCATTGCGGCATCACCACCACCAAAACCAGCTTCGCCACCTGCATCACCGTTTTCGTCGTCGCCACCACTTACAAAATCGCCTTGGTCGCCATTTTCATCTCCGTCAACATCGCTGTCTCCGAAGCCGCCGTTCTGGTCGTCATCTGAATCTTGACCGAATTGATCATCGTCTCCATCGACCTGATCGGAATCACCAATCTCAAGGTCTGGATCGGAATCATCATCACCCATGTCAGCGCCCGGTTGGACTTGCTGACCCGGCATTGGTTGTCCTGGCATTCCGCCCTGAGCACCCGGCATGATTGTCTGGCCGCACGCTTGACAAGTTTGTGGTTCTGGCATTGCTTGACCACAAGACTGACAAGTACCGCTTCCATAAGAATTTTGCGACTTGCCCATTGCGTCGAGACCCGGATCATCTCCTTGTGGATTCATGACCGATGCATCTGGACCACCCGATGCTGACATATTGCCAAGCGAAGGATTTCCACCACCACCCATTTGTGCAGGTGATGTCGTGTCTGATCCTGGCTGCATTGGCATCTGCGGCGGTTGGTTGAATGGGGCTGTTGCCGGTAGTTGCGTGCCAGTGCCCTGATCCATCGTAGGAGCAGGCGGCGCTTGTGAGGCAATACCTTGTACTGAATCTTGTGCTTTCCAGTTGTTGTCCACATACTGGAAAAATTGCTTCTTGGTAGCTTCGTCCCTGAAATCCTCGGGGCCGTTCACACCGAACTTCTTCAAAGCATTTGCGAAGAACACTGCATATGTGTTGTCGCTCGGATTCATGAACTCGGGTTGTTCATCTGGTCCGAAGGCTTCTTGAAGAGTGCCGTAAGTATTTCTTGCAACCACGACAGCCTGTTCGGAGATCGCCTTGAGGAGTTTTTTGCCAAGCGCTTTTTCTACTACAGCCACAGCTTTAGCCGATTGTTCGCTTGCAATTAACTCGATGATAGATTTGTTCATGAATATGGCTCTCCCGGAATCATATTTATGATTTCTTGTGAGTTATGCAGCAAGCCAAGCTGCCAAAAGAGCCGGTGGGAACGTGCCGCCAGAAGTCCAGACACCACCAGAAGCTACAAATGTTGCATTAGTGGTTGTGTTTAGAACGATGAAGTTGTTCGGGGCAGATGTCGCACCACCGATTGGCCGGTCTGTAGTGCCAATCCGATATCCCTTTCCAGGACCGGCGTTGCTTGTAGTTGTTGCGTACCAAGCAGCCAGCAGATTAGCGTCAAATGAGCCACCAGCGACCCACAAGCCACTCGTGACCGTGTAGACGGCTCCAGTGGACATGTTGAGGACAACAAAGCCTTCTGGATCGTTTGCTGCGTGACCAACCGGACGATCAGAATTTCCGATTCGATATCCGAGTGGCGCTGGACCATTCAACGGGATCGACATCGTTATTACTCCGCTTCAGCAGGTTGTTCTGCTTTCTTTTTGTCTCGCTTTGCTTTCCAGCCAGATTTTGGTTCACCTTCTTCCTTTGGTTCATCAATGTCGAACACAGTTAGTTCATCATCATTGACAACAGGTAAAAGGTATGGATCTATGACAGGAACTTCGTCTAGTGCTGGTGCCGCTGCGACAATCACTTCTTCTTTCTTTTTGCCGCCAAGATAAGGCTGTCCATTTGCACCCCATCTTTGAACAGGTGAAATGCTTTTTGGTTTTGTAACTGGCTTTGCTTTTGGCTTTCTAGTAAGTGTGCCGCCAACTCGTGGTTTGTGCATGATTCAATCTCCTGATACTATCTACGCCACAACGCTTCTACGTTTCTAGTTACACGCTCGGTCGGGAGATCATCCACGTCAACATGAGCATTTTCATCTTCTTCGTCATCTGCTACGCCTGCTGCGCCCGGTTCTGGTTCGGCTGGCGGCTGTTGCTGTTGCTGTTGCTCTTGATCTTCTTCGCCTTCTTCTTCATCCTGTCCTGGCATTCCACCGCCTGGACCGCCTTGAGCACCACCAGGGCCACCCATGCCGCCCATCATGGCATTAGGATCGTTCGGATCGCCGCCCATTGCGTTAGGATCTTGTCCACCCATTGAAGGATCACCCATACCACCCGGCATTCCTGGCATCATTCCAGTCATTGCTTCGATAGCTTGGTAACGAGGATCGTTCTTCTCCTTCAACATCTGAGCGTCCATCGATTTGAACTCTTCGTCTGTCTGCTGCAAAATGATTCGGCGCATCCATTCGTGTGAAAAATACTTTCCGACAAATTGAATACACTCACCAGCTACAGCCATCCGGTTCTGAATGACTTCAAGATTCTTCATCTCACTGAAGTAAGTGTCCTTCAAGAAGCTGTAGAAAATTTTCTGACGAATCATCGCCCAATCTTCTTTGGTGATAACACCCTTGAGCATCAATTGTGTGGACAACAAGTCATCGAACAATTGTGTGAAACGGTTGCGGACACGATAGACGAACTTACCAAACTTCACTTCGTCACGACTGATTTCTGCGCTTCGACCGATGTTAAAGCCACTGTCTGACTTGAGACGACCGACTGGTACATTGAGCGATTGGTAGAGCTTCTCTTTGAAGTATTCTACGTCGGCCATTTCTCCAAGATTTTCGCCACCCGGAAGTGTAGTGATTTCGGTACCACGACCACCTTCTCTACGGGGCAACCAATAGTCTTCCATGAAGCTGAGAAATTTTTTGTCTTCTCTGACCTCTCCGGTTGAAGCATCGTAGACCATTTTGTTACGATACTTCGACATGATGTCTTTCAAGTACTGCTCGGCCTTTTGCTTCGGCAGGTTTCCTACGTCGATGTAAAAAATACGACGCTCAGGAGCACGAGAAAGACGATAGATGACCGTTGCGTCCTCGACCATCGACAACATGTTAGAAGCCTTGAGAGCCTTGTGTAGATGGCCCAAGATCATCGTATTGTTGGTCTCTCTAATGCCAGAGTGAACGTAGCAAATCGAGTCCCATGCGATCTTTACTCCAGTCGTGGTCGTTGTAGCATCAGAACCAAATTGATTGTAGACGTAATAACGCTGCTTTTCAATTTGCATTGGCACGCCTTCTTGTGAGACATAAGATTCAGTCTCGATGACCGGCTTGATGCGGCGAGGATCGATAGGACGTAATTCTTGAATACCATCACGAGGATTTTTTGGATCGATAATGATGTGATAGTAAAGGCGTCCGTCTGTGTACCATTGTCTGAAGATGTCCTGGCCTTCGTTGTTGAAGTCAAGCATGTTCAGAATGTTGTCGAACTCTTCGTGAATTTTCAGTTTGATGTCGTCGGAGAGATTGAGCTTGTCCGTAACCAATGAAATCGGAGCTTTCTGTTCTTCAGTGACAATCGATTCGTTTACGATTTCGCTGATTGCGCCTTCGACTTCAGGCCGGGTCGCCATTTCACGATACTTGGTGATCAGTTCGATCTCATTCTTGACAATGCCATCAAGGTCTACGACAGTGGTGAATGCGCCGCCTTGTTCAACTACAACAGCGCCGTCATCGTTCTGCGGCGGTGCGAACGAGAGTGGGGTTTCGTCTTTCTTCTTGTCTTTGAACAAGAAGCCAAAAAGGTTGTAGGCTTCTGTAAGTTTCGCCATATTTTCTTGTATTTAGCAAAACAGATATGCAGGAAGATTTGAACTACTTTTTGGGTCCGTTTCTGAAGTCAAGAATTGCTTTGCAGATTTGCTTCCAACGAATTTCGTGAACCTTTCGAGGGGCTGGTAGCACGCTGTTCATCTCGCCCATGTGTCCTGTACCATTTGCGATGGCTTCAAGACGTTCCTGCGTTCTGATTTCAATGGCTCCTTCCAAATCGGTACGAGTGACGTGGATGCGACCTTGTACTGTTGCAATTTCATAAGCCAAACCGTACATTGCCGGAAGCTCGGCCACTTCAATTTTCTTGGTAGTGACCGCTTCTACTGCGGTTCGGATCATTGTGGGATCGATGAAGTAATTCGGACGATAGAAAGAAGCTGCTTGTTCTTCCGTCATTGGACCAGCATCTTCTTTGATCCTGGGAACAAAGGCATTGCGCTTTTTGCGAGCAAACGGATCAAATTTTGGTCTTTTGCCATTTGCAGACTCAATCGTCGTTGTCCCAAGATTTTTCTTCTTGGAAGGCAACGACGTTGAGCGTAATGGCGTGATGGTCTTCGGACGATGTAAACCGTAACGCATTCAGACCTTAGAGGGAAACTGCGTTGACCCAATAGTCGTACTGCATTGTGACCTGGAACTCTTCGATCTGATCGTTAGCGTCCCATGCCAAATCCTGCGGCGAAACTGCCGAAGGCCATGCGTTGATCAATTGGTACTTTGCAACCTGAGTCGTGCCGTCCTTGCTCCACTGAATGACAGTCGGGCTGGATGCATAACCAGTGCTCGTGATTGCGTTAGGCGCACGAACGTTTGCAAGATGTGCGTTGATGCCGTTCGACCAGCTTTCAAAGGCTGCACGAACGTCGAAGGTTTCATCATTGATAACCGTGAGACTCCATTCTGGAAAAGTGCGATTGCCAGGAACTTTAATCTGACGACCAAAGTAAGGAACTGGAACAACACCAATCTCTTCCGGTGGCAACGATGCAGCCTTACAGAAGAACGTAAAGTTGCTCTGCGCTGTACCAGGAGCCGCTGCTGCTGCTCCAGGAAAGGTAATGTCTACCTCGAAGAGATTCTGACGAGCACCGTCTCTGACGAGTGCTGCACGAAAATTTTGAATATTGAATGCTGGCATTTGTTGTCGTTTCCTCTTACTTATTTAGGAAGGAGTTGGAACCCTCGATTTAGTCGAAGGAACCAACAACCTCCGAGAA